CATAGTGATACCCCGTTGATCGCTACCCCCCACTCCCGTAGGCGAGTTTCTATGGAAGATTACAATTGGGCAGACTTAGTTGACAAAGCTGATAAAGTCCGAATGCTTGCTGATCCTACCAGTGAATATATGAAAGCTGGAGTATGGGCAATGGGACGCACTATGGATGATGTTATCATTAGTGCGATGTTGGGTAATGCTGTCAGTGTGGATGAGAATGATTCATCAAGTAATGTAGCTTTACCAGCAGCACAAAAAATTGCTGTTTCTGGTACTACGGATATGAACATCGACAAACTACGGGAAGCTAAACAAATTTTAGATTCCTCAGATGTTGATCCTGAATTACAACGATGTATCGTTATGAAATCTAACCAGTTCTATGATCTGCTTGGCGACACTCAGATTCAAAGTTCTGATTATAATACGGTAAAAGCTCTAGTAGCCGGTGAAATTGATACCTTTATGGGTTTCAAATTCTTACGCTCTGAGCGTTTAACATCTGATTCCAGTGGTAATACCCAGTGTATTGCTTGGATTCACGATGGTATTGGTATGAGTATGGGTATGGACGTTAAGACTGAAATTTCTGAGCGTTCAGATAAAAACTACAGTACGCAAGTCTACGCTCAAATGTGTCTCGGTGCGGTTCGCATTGAAGATGAGAAAGTAGTAGAGATTGCGTGTACTGATTCTTAACGGAGGTGTAAAATGGCTACTTTTAAAAGTACAGAATACACTTCTGCTACGGCTGGTACAGGTGTAAAAAATGCCCCTACTACTTGGAACGGAGTAACCTATCGTTACGCTAGATTTACTGGGGATGCCCTCAGTAGTTCTGACGTAGTACAGGTTATGACAATTCCTTCAGGAGTAAGGATTCTTCCGCAGTCAATGGTGATCATCAGTGATCTTGAGTCATCGGCTACGGTTAATGTTGGATATGCAGCCCACACTACACAGAGTACAGGTGCAGCAGTCGCTATTGATGCTGATGCTTTTATTAGTGCGGTTGCAGCAGATTCAGCACGTACAGTAACTAACTTCCATGAAAGCGGTACTCATGACACAGGTTATGTTACTACAGGTGAATTAATCTTAACGTTTGCTTTAGGAGCCGGTACTTCTTTGGCTGCTGATACGTTTGATTTTCACGTAATGTACGCTGATCCTAACTAACCACATGGTTTGGTGGTGCCTTCGGGTGCCACCTTACTTTAGGAATACTGAATGAGATTAAAAAAAGGGGAGATGTATTACGTTGAATGGGATGATACTGTTATCAGGAATGATTGGTCAGAGGATGATACAACGGAGTTTTTGGCAGATTCCCCTAGGGTACGGTTTATGGGGTGGTTTGTTAAAAGCGACAAACAAGCAAAATTATTCATTTTACAAGGCGACATACCCCCCGGCACCACAGTAGGGGAACGAATTAAAGTGCCTTCTGGCATGATACGTGTTATTAAGCGTTTACAGTTTGTGGAGAGTTAAATGGGTTCTCAAGTTGATTTAGCAAACGAGTCATTATTACTGTTAGGAGCTAATACAATTACTAGCTTTGCAGATGATGATTCTAGTGCTGTATTAGTAAATAGATTTTACGCTAGTGAGAGAGATGCTCTATTGCGTAGCCACAGATGGAATTTTGCAATTACTACTGCTAATCTTGCTTCTTTAGCAACCACACCAATTATTGATTGGCAGTTTAAATTTAACCTACCAACTGATCCTTATTGTTTACGACTACTAGATGTTCGTACAGTAACGGGCGATATTTACCTCGACTTTGCTGTACATGGGCGTGAGTTGTTTACTGAGGAGTCTACGGTTGATATTACTTATGTACAACGTGTGGATGATCCTACGCAATTTGATGCGTTATTTTATCAAGCGTTAGTATTTAGACTAGCTTGGAAAATGGCGTACCCAGTAACCCGTTCTTCTGGAACAATGACACAAATGGGTCAAATGTATGATGCCGTTGTGCGTGATGCAAGAGCCGTAGACTCACAAGAAGGTACCCCTGAAGTTATTCAAACTGATACGTTGACAGATTTAAGGTTACGCTAAATGGCAAAAGTATGGCCTATCCAAACAAATTTTACGGCAGGGCAGTTATCCGCTAGGCTACATGGTCGGGTAGATGTTAATAAATACAAAAATGGGCTAAAAACGCAAAAAAATGCGTACAGTTTGCCTCATGGTGGTGTAGTGCGTAGAGGTGGATTCCATTATGTTGCCGAAGCTAAGGGCGTGGCAAGTGGCTCTGAGTTAGTTGCTAATGGTACCTTTGCGTCTAATATTACAGGCTGGACAGATAAAAGTGTAGGGTCAGGTAGTTCCATTGCTCATGCCACAAACCTAATGAATATTGTATCAGTAGATGCAGATAATTACGGTTGGGCTGAAGATGAAATTACAACGGTTGCTGGTAGACGGTATGTAATGAGTTATATCATTGGTACGGGTGCTATTAACGTACAAATTGGAACGACAACGGGTGGCGTAGAGATTTTAGCTTCTACAGCCTATGCGGTGGGCACACACACTATTGAGTTTATTGCACTCACTACTTCTACGTTTATTGGATTTAAACATACGACTGGAGCAACTCATACATTAGATACGGTGTCAGTTAAAGTTGCAACGCAAGATGCAAAAGTGAGGCTTGTTAGGTTTGAGTTTAGTGTTACACAGGCTTATATTTTAGAATTTGGCAATTTATATATTCGAGTTTATAAAGATAATGGGCGTATTAGCACAGCCGGTGCCCCAGTAGAAATTGTTACCCCTTACACTACAGCACAATTATTTGATCTATACTTTGCCCAATCAGCCGATACTCTCTACATTGCCCATCCTACTCATGCCCCACGTAAGTTGACTCGTACTAGTGATATTGCTTGGACGTTAGCAACTCTTTCCTTTACCTCAGCCCCATCTGACTTTGTTGCCGGTGCAGGGGATTACCCTAGCTGTGTAACCTTCTTTGAGGAACGGCTGTATTGGGCTGGTACAAATAACAAACCCCAGACTATTTGGGCGAGTAAGTCTGGTGACTTTTTAAACATGGATCAGGGTACCGGATTAGACGATGAATCCGTTGCATTTACTTTAGCTACAGATGATGTAAATGTAATCCAATGGTTGAAAGCTTCTGATGTACTACTGATTGGTACAGTAGGTGGCGAATTTAAATTGCATGGAAATGGTGCCCCAGTTACCCCATCTAATGTACGTGTTGTACAGGAAACAAAGTATGGTTCTAGTTCTATTACCCCTATAGTATCAGGCCGAGCCGTTATTTTTAACCAACGGGCTACTAAAAAGTTGAGACAAATGATCTTTGACTTGAACGTAGAGGGGTACGTTGCACCAGACTTGACCATATTAGCGGAAGATATTACAGGTGATGGCTTAACACATATGGCCTACCAGCAAGAACCTGATTCGATTATCTGGTCAGTACGTGCTGATGGAGTCTTGTTAGGCTTAACTTACCAACGAGATCAACAGGTCGTAGCATGGCATCAACATCCAGTAGGAGGTACGAATACAGTAGTTGAAAGTGTAGCTGTAATTCCTTCCGCAGATGGGTTATCAGACGATTTGTGGGCAAGCGTTAAACGTACAATTGCTGGTGTTACAGTACGTACTATTGAATATTTAGATTCAGCTATTTATGTAGATTCCGGGTTAAGCTACAGTGGTAGCCCTACCGCTACTTTATCGGGCTTAGGTCATTTAGAAGGGCAAACGGTTAGTATTGTAGGGGATGGTGCGGTGTTTCCTAATGCTACGGTAACGGCTGGTTCGGTTACTTTATCCACTACAGTCTCTACGGCATATATTGGTTTGCCTTATACAACTGAATTGGTTACATTAACACCAGAAGTTCCACAACCAGACGGTGCAAGTTTTGGTAAGAAAAAAGCTTGGAACCGAATTATTTTAAACTTGTATCAAACACTAGGTATTACAGTAAACGATAAACAATTAGTATTTAGAAGTGGTGGTGATCCAATGGATTCTGCACCTCCAGCGTTTACAGGACAGCATGATATTACTAATTTTGGGTGGAAAGAGTCTGATTCAACAATTAATATTCAACAAACACAACCTTTAGGTATGACTTTAATATCTTTAGCAGGAGAACTGAGTGTTAGTGACTAGCCAAGCACCGCTAGAACGAACCGGAAAAATTACAATTAGACCATACGAATTATCGCACTTTAAGCGTTTAATGGTCAGACCACATGAAGAAGAAATAAAACGAGTTGTCAAACTATCTGATACCGAATGGGCAAACGCAATAGGGAGAGAAGCGGTAGAGGCTTATACTGGGTATGTAGATGGAGACATATTTGCAATAGGGGGGTTGAACATCCTTTGGGAAGGAGTCGGGGAAGTCTGGGTTATAGGCTCCCCCGGCATTCCAAAGTACCGTTTTTCTTACGTTAGGGCAGTCAAGTTCTACTTGAACTACTTTAGAAAAAAATATAAATTGAAACGAGTACAAGCACAGATTGTCAGTGATTACGATATGTTAAAACGATTCGCAGAGAAATTGGGCTTTGTATACGAAGGTACACTACACAATTATTGCGGTGGTGATCTAGATAATTGTATGTACGCTATTTGGGAGTAGAGTATGGCAGCACCAATGGCAGCAGCAGCATTAGTTGGTGGTACACAAGTTATAAAAGGCGTTTCTGGCTATAAGGCTGGTCAAGCGTCTGCTCAATCAGCAATGGCTACTGCTGCTTACAATAAGCAGATTAGTGATATCAATGCTCAGATGGAAAAAGATCGTGGTCGTATTACACGATCTATTACTGAGCGTAATGCCGAGGTTATTGCAGACCGAGCATCTTATGATGCTTTTCTGATTGATCGTCAAGTTCTCGAACAAGAGGCTCAGACTGCATTTGATCTGCAAATTGCTGAAAGGCAATACGACATATTCACTTCAGAAAAACGAGCAAAATGGGGCACTTCAGGCGTTACTATGCAAGGCAGTCCTGCTACGGTAGCATTTGCTGATGCTCATGCTGCTGCCGTTAATCTAGCTAATATAGAGCTACGTGGGGCACAAGCTAAATCTTCTATAGAACAAACTGCTGCGATGACCCGTTACAAAGGCAAAACAGACTATAACGCTACAATGCAACAAGCACTATTACAGCAATATGCTTCTGATATACAGAGAGCTAATATTATCAATGAAGGTAATATGAATATGTATGCTGGTATGTCTAAAGCATATCAAGCCAAACAGCAAGCCAATGCAGCATTAGTAGGTGGTTTTGTAGATGGTATTACTGCTGGAACACAAGCTTACAATGCTTAGGGGAAATTATGTCAATTGGTAAACCATTATTAGTTACAGAAAGACAAGGAGTTGCACGTATTAATCCGTTGCAACCTGTTTTGTCTCCTCAAACTCGTCAATTAAGTTCTGATGTACCTGTACAAAAAATTGCTCTTGCAGACTATAGTATTGGTATGCAAAATGTTAAAGCTTCTTTTGCGGTCAGTGATGAGTTAATTAATATGGTGGACGCTGGTATTAAAGCCAAAGTTTATCACGATAATGCTGTTAAAGATCG